TTTTTTTTTTATTTTTTATGCTTCTTAATATTAAAGAGGGATGTTCTCCAGCAAATTCAGCATTGTTTGTAACAATTCCACTATTAAATAATGCTGATAATTCCATTGTTCTGTTTAATACGTATGGAGTAAATAACTCCGGTACAATTACGTCCTGTAATGTTGTTCCTGGCATTTCTAATACCTACCTTTCCTAAATTTTTCATTAAATTGTAATTCCGGCTGCTGCTGCCATTTCCTTGGCCTGTGCCGGATTCTCCTTAAGCAGCTTGCCCTGCTCTGTTAAGTTAAATGTTTCCTTGGCAAAAGGATTCTTTGTAGGACTTCCACCCTTGCTAGGTTCATATCCTGCTTTCTGCTTAAACAGATGTGCCATAGTCTTATCTTCCCTGTAAGCCTTAATTGATTCGTCAACACCAATAGGATTGTTATCCTTGTCAAATGTAAACTTATCAATTCCACCAGCCTTATAGATAAGATAATCAGGATCCAATACTCCCGACTTTGTAAGCTGTTCCTTTAATGCATACTGCTTTGTTGCATTAATCGCAGCAGTCTTAAGATTTCCGATTTCTGCTTCATAATCCTTAATCTTATTCTGGAGTTCCTCATTGTCTCCATTTTCCTTCTTTAATGTTGTGATTGTTGCATTAGCTGTCTTCAATTCCTCGCATTTATCATTAAACACGTTCTTTGGTACAGCGTGCTTAGGAAACTCTTTCTTTGCAGCTTCCATTACTTCATCAACATTAAGCTTTCCATCTGTAATCTGTGCTTTTTCAAGCAATCCCTTTAACCATTCCATTTTTACTACCTCCATAGATGTTTTATTCCAGTTCTACTGGTGATTGGATTCTACCGATATACCTTCGGCAAGGTATTTCTGTTCTTTAGTGCCTACAGAAAAAGGCATATAAAAAGAGAGCCTATTTCTAAGCTCTCTGATTAACGTTATTAAATTCTTTACTGCATCAATTCTTGTCCATCAAATATAAATGATGTTATAGCTTCAGTTTTTCTATTAATTTTAAACTGAAATTGGCTTCTTATTTCTGCTCCAAAACTATTTTCAGCATCAACATATCCCTGAACTGTTATTTGCTTTTTATTTTTTCCATATTTCCATCCACCAAATTTTGCTGAACTTGGTGATTTTAACATTGCTTTAACCTGACTTTTACATTCGACTTCCCATTTGGTCACTTCTTCTGATGATAATACATAATCTGTTAATTTGGCTCTAGCCTTGCCCTTTTTGTATAACATATTTTCGCCGTACTTAAGAATTATAACCTTGTTGTTTTTATTAAGCCACATTAACACTTCCATTCCATCCTGAATTTCTATTCTGAAACCTTTATCATTCTTCTTCCACGCTCCATTAAGGCCCTCATCAGCTTTAACATCCTGATAATCTGTAATATCGCATTTTTTCAAAATATCCTCAATTGATTCTGCCTCTTCTTTTGAACATCCAACTGCTTCTTCAACTTTGCTTTTTTCTTCATAAAGTTCCGGATGATTTATCGTCTGAATAATTCCAAATGTAATCGCACCAACAAAAATTATAAATATTATAATCCCAATAAGACAGCCGTGTCCTTTCTTAGTTTTAGTTTCATTCATATATTCTTCCTCCCATAAATCTTTTGCTATATTTTATCATATAAAAGAGAAACTTACTATATTTTAGAACATTTCTATTTTATTTTCGTCATTTTGCACTGGAACAACTAACTGTTTTTCAGTTTTATCAATTTTACCTGTCAACTCCTCTATTCTGTTACTAAGTCTAATAAATGTATCAATGTCATCAATTCTACATTTACTCTGCATTTCCCTGCATCTTGTGATCTGTTCCTGTAATTCTTCCTTGTACATACTTGTCCTTTCTTGTTTTTGGGTATAAAAATACCACCTAGCCTTTTGACTAGATGGTAAACCTACTTCTCTTTATTTTCTCTTTTTTCTACTTCTTTTATAAATTCTTTAAATTCCTCTTCTGTCATTGCTCGTATCTGGTCAAACAATCCACCTGGTTTATACATTCTATCATCACATATAAATTCTTGACTATTATTCATATATCATATTCTCCTATAATTTTCTAAATACAAAATCAAACTTAAATGATAACTCCTCAAGTGCTTTTTCCATACTTGTAACTTCAGTATACATCGAATATTTTTTCAATGCAACATAATAATCTTTTTCGGGTATTTCTTTAGATGGTCTTGAATAATAATATATACTTCCATTATGCCCTACTGTAATACCCGCTACATTCTTATTTTTTAAAAGAACGTTTAAATCACTTAAACTTGGAGGTAATCCCCTTGGATGATTATGTATTAATAATACTTTTTCATCGTTATCTTCTGCCCTTTTAACATCTTTATCAAATTTAAATGTTCTGTTGATACCAAAAGGAATATGCTGATCCGTTATTGAAGAAACGTCTTTTCCTGTTGTTAAACTTATTGCATAAAGTTCTTCTGTTTTCTTTCCATCTCTGTTTCTTAATGCCTCTCTACTTCTCTTTGCAATTAAACTAGTTGCTTTTTCATTATCTGATATTTTGCTAAACTTTGCACTGTATTCTTTTGATTTTACCACTTTCCAATTAACTCCATAATTATACTTGTCTTCATATTTCTTTCCTGCACCTTTTTGGAAACTACGTTTTGTTCTAAGCGACCTTTCTCTAAGCTCTGATTTTACATATTTTTTCTTCCATTCCTTATACGTCATATCAGCAGAAACATAATATGTATCTCCGTCTTCATTCCTTGCAATTCTCTCACCTTTTGCAAATTCATCATCAAAATAAGGTGCTGTACAACTTCTACAGTTAACGTGAAATGGCGGAGCTGTTACCCCCTCTTCATATTCGCTCATCTTGAATACTTTGCCATCCATTTCCTGACAAATATCTGATGTGTGACCGTCCAATGTGACTACAATCTCATATCTTTCAACATCCAACTCCTTAAAGCATTCCTTTTGAGCCGTTGAACTAAAATACGCCGATTCAGTCATTACAAGTCTTCCGGCATTAGCCTTGCTTACATTCATCTTGCTTGCAATCTGGCTTATTGCCTTATCTGGTCCTGAACCTGTAATGCACATTTGACTTAAACTTGTATGTAATTGATTTATAAGCTGTGTCTTGTTGCCCCATATTCTGTCACTGAAATTTTTACCATCAGTTAACCAAGGCTTATTTACCACTTTTTCAATCAGCTTATCATTCAATGTTGCAAAACTTGAACCAACACCCACACCCTTTTGAATTTCAAAGGCTGTTCTGTAATAACTATCCTTGTAAACATCCTTTATGTGCTTACTTACTTCATCATTCAGGTTTCCAAAAGCTGTTTCTGCCTGTTGTCTACACTGTAACTCCAACGCTTCCAATCTGCTTATGTGAGCCTTGGCAGATGCATTTTCAAGTTCCTTTACCCATTCACCTGAAAAAGCGTTTTCCCTGCCCTTTTTTATATATTCCTCTACATCCCACTTAAGTTCCTTTAATTCCTTATCATTGAGGGATTTTCTTGCTTCCAGCAGAGACATATTATTGTTATCCGCATATCGCTGATACCAGGCATTTATCTTTTCTTCAATTATCTTCTGAGACTTATCAAACTGCTCCTGAATATCCATTGTCTTCTTTACGGAAGTCTGATGTGTTGCTTCCTCCATCTCAACGAACCTATTCTTCCAGTATTCAATATTCTTCATCCACTCCACCTACTGAGTTATCATCATCTTTAGCCGAATCATCAACATTGTCATCATCTTCATTTGACTTTTTCGTAAACATCTGCTGATATATGTCAGCGTTCTGTGTTTTTTCTTCATTTTCCTTCTTAAGCTGTTTAAGTTCTGCTTCAACGTCCTCAACAAACGGATGATTCTTAAGTATTGTTTTCTGGCTAATGATTCCAACACTGTCCTTGCATATGGCTGCCTGCTCCTGCTCATTCTTAATACAGGTTCTTGTCCAAGTCTGAACAATGTTGTCACACTTAATGTTCTTAAAGTTGCAGATTGCTCTTACCAGTTTGGCAAAACCTAACTGAAACTCTGTTTCCATTAAACCTGTTTTCATTTCCAATAATGAATACATAAACTTAAGAGCCTCTCCTGACTGATTACCAAAATTTTCAGGTCTTGGATCAAATCCCTGCCCCTGTTCGAAAATAGCCTTTCTTGTGGCATCAAGAACACTGTTTCTTGCTTCAATAGGAATCTCAATGTTAAGAGTGCTTACACCTGCACCTTCATCTGAATCCATTTTTATAACCTTGTATTTCTTCAAATCCTGCAAGAATCCATTTAAATCTGTTCCACCATATCCGGAAAGAACAAATATAAGCTCCTGAACATCTTCAAGGTCATTAATAAAGCCACTAAACACCTTGTCATACACATCAATCAAAGGCTTAATGTTATCAAGGTCAGAAGACTTAATGTTGTTATTAAAAAACGGAATGAAAGGTATTTCCTCCATTCCGTGACTATACTCACTTACGAGTTCTCCTGTTGTCGGATTGTCAAATATTGCATAATCTGTTAAGTTGTCATAATTTAAATCTGATTGAAGTCTTCTGTATACCTGACATTCCTCTTTGTTCCAATATTCATATATTGTGTAGTTTTTACCATCTGCTTCATCTATCTGTGTATATACTCTTAATGCTCCTATCAGCTTCTGTTTTGCTGACTTATTCCATATCGGAACAATCTGTTTGCTATCAATAACTGCCCACTCAAATTCATTTAGCTCATTTGTCCAATAATGAATCCATGCAACACCTGCATTGGCTGCATTAACACAAAGCTCCATGCACTCTTTTCTATATTCATCCCCCAAGGCCTTTAATATCTCTGCATTAGCCTTAGAACTACCAATGTCAAAAGTAGGCGGTGTAGTGAATGCATAAGCTGCTTTCTGGTTAACTATCAATCCGTGAAAGTTGCGGGGTATTCTGTTGTCTGCATTTCTCAACGGATGACCTTCTTCATCTTCCTTTTTAGGACCATATAGCACGTCACTCTGATTTCTGTAATATCTGTCAGCAATATCACATCTAACCATATACATTGCATGCCCCGGCATATACTGACTTAATAATTCCTTCATTCTAACTAAATCCACTTGTTTCACCTCTTTACTTTAATACTGATAATCCATCAGACTTCTTAGCACAATCCTCTGCAATTCCTGTTGTTGCATCCTGTGCATCGTCATGGTCATTTTTTCCTTCTCTCTGATACCTTGACATTGCCTTATAATAATCAGGCCATCTGTTCTTCCAGTCTTCAGGAAAATATATGTGTTGCATTACCCACGCTGAATTTGAAAAAATTCTTGCATTCTTGTTGTTATGCTGTGTAAACCACTTAATAACTGTCTTGTTACTTTTTAATTCATCCTGAAGTATTCTCTTAACACTTCTGGCAAATCCTCTACCACCATTATTTGATTCTATTCTTGCAATATTTACATTTCCATCAAATAACAGCTTAGCTGTTAACGGCTCTGTAACTTCCATTGGTTCCTGCGTATATATAACATCAAGTACGTACGCTTCATTGTCAAATGTTACTCCGTAGTTAATACTGCATAAGTAATCCTTACCTTCATCTGCGGTATCTGTATAATTTCTAATCTGCTTAAATTGTGGCATTTCTTTGTACGTCTTAAATGAAGTGTACATTCTGCCCTTTATATCAATAGGATTCTGCTGATAGTTTGCTTCTGCAATATCTATTCCCATTGACATCTTTTTATTTTCGTATGATCTTTTTGACAAAATTTCAGGACAAAGCATTGTTCCATCTTTCTTAACAGCCTTATAGCATATATGCCTTACCTTTACGCCTATGCTCTTAAAGTGTTCCAATGCCCTGCCAGCCAAATCCAAACTATGCCATCTTGTCATTACAATGATAATCTTGCCCCCCTCTTCAAGTCTTGACATCATTGTGTCCGTAAACCAGGTCCAATGATTATCCAGAATATTTGCATTATTAGCTTCCAGTGCTGACTTAATCAAGTCATCAATAATCATTAACGTTGCGCCAAAACCTGTTGCAGTTCCTGTTGGGGATGTTGCCAAATAATTGTTATAGCCATTTTCAAGTGACCACATATTCATTGCACCATCACCACGTTTAATGGTTACTCCCGGGAACACATCTGAATAAACAGCCTTGTTTTCATCTGCCTTTGTTTCAAGAATCGTGTTTCTCACGCCCTTTGAAAACGTTGTAGACAATGTTTCATTGTATGATCCTGTCATAATCTTCTGTGTTTGGTCATTTCCAAGAACCCATTCAACAAAATTACCAACTGTTCTGGACTTTCCATGTCTTGGCGGCATATTAACAACCATTACTTCATCATCTGATTTTATGAACTGCTGTAACTCATTACAGAAGTCACGTAAAAAGCCCCTGTCTTCCTTGTAGAAGTCAGGAGCCTTTAATTTGCAGTACTGCCAAAAATTTCTTCTTGCCAGCTCTACCCTTGCATAAAGCTTTATTAAATTCTTATTCAGATTCAAGGTCCTCACCTGCCAATCTAAGCAGTTGTTCAGTACTTAATCCCTCAAAAGGATTGTTAACATTTCCTGACACCTCAACCTTATCCTTAAACATTCCTAAATGTCTTCCCAACAGTTCCAAAGCCTTTACCTTGTCATAGGTAGTCAGCTCTATTCCATTCTTGCCCTGCTTAATACCTGAAATAGCCTTAATCTGTCTTCTTGAAAGCTCATCAGTTTCAGTAATCTCAACTGCCTGATAATACATCTGATTTCCTTCACTATCCAATGCCGGGACATAATCACCATCCGGTGTCTTCATCATCACCGGCTTAGTCACAACCTTGGCATATTCAGAACCATTGGCAAAGGCAACTGCTGCAAGCTCCTGAATCACATCATCCTGCGTAACCTCAATTCTTTCCAGCCTGTCCTTAATTCTTTCATCTATGTATTCCTTAATCTCCGGAACATTCATAAGACGAGCGGCTGCCGCTGCTGCTGTATTATCATTTTTGACGTGTGGATATGCTTCCTTATACGCCCTTGTTCCATTCAGATCAATCAAATATTCATTTGCAAATATAACTTGTCTGTCAGTCACTGCAACCGCCCCTTTCTTACCGAATTTATTTTATAAGCACTCTGCTTCTTTAAAAGCATCAAATATTTTAGGAAATTGAATAGCAAACCAATCCACCATTTCTTCATTCAATGCCCAACAATCTGACGAATTACTGTTACTCCATAATCCTGATTCATATAAAAACGCATGTATTATTTCGTGTCTAACTACCTGTTTCATATATAACTGCAAATCTCTTACTGAATCTTTCTCTTGTACCAATTCTGCAATTTTAATTGTTTTTATTGAATAATCCATAATGCCGTCTGAACCTTCAGGCATTTGCTCATCTGGAACATCGTATTTAATTGTGTATTCTGATCCTAATATATTTACTTTTTTATCCTGCATTTTTCTCCTATTTCCCCACGAAAAAAGACAGCCTTTCGACTGCCTTAAGACGTTTTACCATAAATACTTTTAGAGGGTTTCATTCAGATAAACAAAAATTTTTTCTCTGCTTTACTCATTTATCACATTCTAATGATAATCTATGTTCATAGGGACATTCAAGGACACATTCATTAATTTTTCTATTTCCTGTAATCCCATTCCGTGCAATCTAGTAGTGTGCCTATATGACATATCCATTTCTATTGCTATTTCTTCCCATTTTTTAGATTGACAATATCGCTTATACAGTATTTCTCTGCATACCTCATTGCTTACCTTGGAAATTACTGCCATAACCTCGGCTCTTACCTCAACCAGTGTGCGAACCTCTATGTTCCATTCTTCTATCTTTTCCTCAATAGTACAAATTGTATCTGCCATCTTGTCTTGTGACGTTGAAGATATTACCCTTTCCCCTTGGCTGATTGCACTTGTACTTGTAACTAATTCCTGTAGCGTCAGAATCTCTTCTTTTAGTCTTTTTATTCTGTGCTCTGCCCGACTAACCTGTAGCAGATACTCTTTAGCTTTATTTACTTCTGTCACTTTACCAATCCTTTCTCTATTTTTCTGCATAAAAAAACCAACCACCGAATACTGGTAGTTGGTTAGATATTTTACTTTAAATGTAATGATTTTTTAATTTTTTCCCTGCATAATTCATTTTGTTTTCTTTGTGTCTCTTGATTTGTTACACTAGAATATAATCCATTAGATAGCCCAATAAGATTTGCACTTGCCGCTGCAATATCATCTTTCTTAACCAAAAGTGGTTTTTGTTGCTTAACCCCGATTAGTTTTGCTGCTGCTTCTCTTAACTCTTTTTCAGCTTTTTCTCTTCTTTCCTTTTCTTTTGTGGTATATAAAACTCCTTTATTTTCTTCATAGATTTCCGGATTCATATATACATTTGCATACAATACCAATAAATAACTAATTTCAGACTTTATTTTATGGTATTCTTGTGATGGTTTTATGCAACATTCAAGAAAAATTTGACCTGCCACAAACACCAAGACACCTGATAATGTTGTTAAGAGTGGTGTCACAACTATATTCCAATTCATTTTTACTCCTTATGTATTTTTTATAATCTAATATACATAATACCACACGCAACTACCAATATTCAATTGTCAATGTACCTTTGCCCCTAATCCTTATCCTGCAACTTGCATATCGCCCACAAGACGAACACTGCTCCAATTACCATAATAATAGCTATTGTATTAATAATTGCCATCTAATCACCTCTCTTTCATAAATACCAGCCAATGTGTCTTTGCTCTTCTGTTTCCTAATATTGGCTTTTTCGAAAACAATGGTAGTATTTCTGATAATTTTATCTGCTCTTCGTTCCACTTAAATATCAAAGTACCATTAGGCTTTAATACTCTCAAACACTCTGAAAAACCTTTGCTTATATCTTCTCTCCATGTATCTGACAGTTTTCCGTATTTTTTAGCCATCCACGAATTTTCTCCAATTCTATGTAAATGTGGTGGGTCAAACACAACCATAGAAAAACTATTGTCAGTAAATGGAATGTTTCTGAAATCACCTACTATGTCAGGTTTTATTTCTAATTTTCGGCCATCACATAAGACATCTTCTAATTCTCTACAATCCATAAATGTTACTTGGGGATTATTTTTATCAAAGTAAAACATCTTACTACCGCAACATACATCAAGTATTGGTGTTTCCATCTATTCCACCGCCTTTCACTATCTCGACCACTTTGTGATAACCTGCAATACCTGTATTAGGCACTCTGCTATATTCCAATTGTTCTAAAACCTTATCCACGTTATAGGCTGTTGGCTGATTTTCAATGAACTCATCTATGCCCATAAATTCATAATCTTTTCTTAAATCACAATCACCTTTCAATGATTCATGTAATTCTCCCATTAATTTATCTGCATCTATTAATCGCATTTCTTCCCTCCTATTCGAAACTCTGTAAGAGATTTAGAGCTAAATCGTATAAACTTTTTCTTACCACATTTGCAACACGTCACTTCAACTTCTCCATCTCCACAAATTGAATCAATCTTATATGTATGCTTGCAAAGAAATTTAATCTTGCGTTCATATTTCATTCGCTTTTTTATTTTAGAAAATAGAAAAATTAAAATTTCAACTATATGAAGAAACATGGTTGCAATCCCTATTCCTACAAATATAGGAATTAATATGTGCAACATTTATAAATCACTCCAATCTAATATGTATTTTGTCCGCAATTTTTACAGTAGCCTGAATGAATCATTAAGCATTTACATCTTGGACAAAAATATTTTCCTTCAAGAACTGTTCTTGAAATTTTTTCCTGCTTTTCAAGGGCTGAGATTGCCATGTTATGGGATGTTATGCATTTGTGTGTATACACTTCATCATCTGTATATTTTTTAAGAAATTCTATTGCTTCTTTGATTTCCATATTGTCCTCCTTAATTCAACACTAATGTTACATCGTCTAATAAGCACACATTCATATTTTCACTCACCTTATACATTATTCCTGTCTCTGCATCCACAGCGTTATACTTTAAATGATTAGTCTTTTCATCAATTTTAATATAAATATTATTTTCACATTCGAACCAATCTCCCACAATTAAATCACTAAATGTTCTTACATTACTTCTGTTATCTTCAATCTTCATCTTTCCATCTCCTTCCAACTTATATTTTGGTATTTGTTTCACTCCTTAACATTTCTTAACATTTTTAAAATCCTCTATTGTCATCTGCTTTGCTGGAATATCTTCCCATTCAACTCCTATATAATCCAAAACTTTGCCCCATCCGTATTTTTCTCCTGTAGCTTTATCTTTGCAACATTTGTACATCCAAAACTCCCATTCTTTAGGATTTTCTTCTCTCAATCTATCGAATCTGTGTGGTCTTTTTTCAAGATGTATTCCAAATCCACACATTGAGCATCCGGTTCTTTGAGCTTTTGTTGTTCTTAGTGTTCCATCTGGTTCTTTTTCAATCACACCATATATTTCTGGAATGATTGTTTTAAGTGGTTCATATGGAATTATCTTTCCTTCCTTATTTCTGCTATAAGGTTGTTGCATATATAATTGTTCAAAAATGTCTATATGCTCTAAATACCATTGATTCATTTCTAAGGCTAACTTCAATATGTCTTGCCTTAAAAAGATTGCAAATGGTGCTGACCTGATTGTTGTTTTTCCGTAGTAATTACACCCATGTTCAACGAGAGCTTCTTCTCTCTGACCACCTTCTGACGACATCATTCCAAGGTATGCATGTGAATTATGTTCTTTTGCCCAATCATTACAGGGCTTTTCTTTTAAGTAATAGCAACAATCATTTGACACTTTAAAACCAGGCTTATTATAATTAACTCCTTCATTCTCGTTTTCATAACCACCAAACAAATTCAGCCATTTTTGTGGCAACTTCATTCTGCTATTCTTTGCAAAATGTCCTAACTCTCCACATTCTCCTGTTATAATTGCATGTCTTACAGTCTTATTCTTGTCTGTAGGATTTTGAAGTAACTGTATTTTTCCTGCAATACGCTTACTTATTACTGGAAAACCAATATTGTTTAATACATCAACCTTTGTCTTGTATGATTTAACAATTTCTATACCTAATGCTTTGTGTACTTTTTGAATACTTTTATCTTCAACTCCCGATACAGATATTCCCGGTACATTTATTCCTATGCTTTTAAGCCATATGTATAGCGTAATACTATCTAAACCACCAACAGATACATGCGCATTAAGTCCACGTTCATGCATTTCATCATAAAACTCCCATGCTATACCTTTTTGTCTTGATAACTTGTCCTCATATGCAAGATTCTGTTTCTCCGTAAATTCTCTTTTTTTGTCTTGCTTTGCTTTCTTCCATGCATTCTTTACAAAATTGGGAGCATCATTTGTTACATATTCATTGTTTTCTATTAAAAATTCAAATTGTCCTTCCATTTCTTCCTGGAGTAAGAATTCTTTTATGTGCGCACAACTCTTCTCCTTTCGATTTTTTTATTTAATTACTGTTCTTAAGTCTCTTCTTTCGCTGTCCATGTCTATTCCACATTCTTCTGCAATTATGCTTATCTGCTCTTCCCATGTGCTGTAATCCTCTGCAATGCATTCAGCCTTGTTGTCGAATCTCTCAAACATCTGCTTTATTCTTTTGTTACCAAAACCAAATTCATCATGCATTGTTACAGCCATTAGGATTTTTACATACAGTACTGTGTTGTACTTAACATTGTCACTGAATTTGTCTAAGTCTGCCTTTGATACCCTTAAAGGTAGGTCAATGGCATTTCTCATTTTCAGGTCTGCTTCCAAGGCATCCAATCCCTTTTCTCTTGCAAACCTCAGAGCATATGCCATACCCTCACGTCTTGCCTGTTCCTCTTTTGACATTCTTGCCATCCTTATTTCCTCCATTGCCATAAGCCTTTGCTCTAAAAATCTTTAGTGCATTGTCTCTTGGTCTTCCGTCATTTATGAACTCTTCCTGTTCGTGTGTTAAAATGCAGCCAAATTCCTTACTTGTCTTTTTTCTCATTCATTTTCTCCAGCTTCGCCTTAAGCTCTGCTCTCTCTTCCTTGATTCTTGCCAATCTTACGTGATCATCTGCTGATAAGATTGAAACTGAAAATAAAATCTGCGATTCCATTCTGTCCAATTCCTCTAAGCGAATTTCTATGTCCTTAACTTTCATTTTGTTGTTTCCTCCTCTTGTCTCTGTTTTCAATCAGTTGTCTTTCCAATGCCTGATAGTCATATTGTCTTTGGTCATTAAATGTCTTCTTGTTTTGTTGCTCTTTCTTTACAGGATAAAAATTACTCCAATCACCTGCTATGGCATTCTTGACTGCCTGTATTTTCTCCTCGTCCGTGTCTGCCACCTGTTCAAGTCTCTCAATCAATGTCTGTATCTGATAGCCAACAATCTGTCTTCCCTTTTGTTCCCTAAGTTCCAGAAATTGCCTAAACACATCATTAAGGTTTTCGTTGGAAAAATACTTTATATTTTCTTTACTTTCCTTTACTTTGCTTTCCTTTACTTTACTTGTTGAATTTCTGCATACATTTTTTTCATTTCTGCATACATTTTTTCCGATTATGTTTACATTTCCCTTAAAATTGGCAACACTAACTAAAAGGTATTCATCTATAACTTGAATTTCCGTTCTTCTTTTAACAACATCAAAATACTGTCTTTGTATTCTCTCCGATGTTAAAATGGCATATTTCTTGAACATACTCTCGTTAAAAATACCTATCTTAATGGCATGGTTAACTACCTGGTTTATTAAATTTAAATCCACACCGCTGTTCCCACCGAACCATTGCGACAAAAACAGAAGTGGGCTTCTTTCTATCCATTCACAGTAATACCCCTTATCTGAATATATTTTCTGCCAGAGTTTGACTATTACAGCAAATCCCTTTATGCCATAGGCTGCTTCAATTTCAGCCATGTTATCGTTAGTGTGACAATCTAATAGGAAACTCTCTATTCCTACCTTTGCCATTACTATTCTCTTTCCATCATTACCACCCTGCCCACTGGACAAGGTGGTTCATTAAATTAAGCCATTATTACAATGTTTGTTCCAAGTTCCTTTAAGTTCTTTTCAAGATACTTCTTTATTTCAGCCTTAGCCTGATTTACCCAAAGTCCACCATCAGCTTCTATTAATGTGAACTCAGGCATGTTGTCAGAGCCGTCAATTCTAAATACAAAACTTGATTCAGGCTGCGTAATTTCAAGAAATGTTCTGTATGGAATGAGTGACACCGGATTTGAAACTATTACGTCTGCACGACTGGCAACTCCCTGCTGGATTGTTGTCTTCTGTGTCACACCATCATCACCATAATTAGCTGTGGTTTTTGCTTCTATGTTTCCTGCAACCTTCATTATTGCTTCAAGGTCAGATGTCTTTACAAACATTGACTGTAATTCAAGAATAAACTTGTCCTGTGTTACCCAGCGGTTTGCCTTGAAATGTGGAAGGTCTGCTTCGACAGTAATTAATTTTTCCCTGTTTCTCTCTTCATCCAATCCTGAAATTAAAGTTATTTCTGATGGTGACTTTATCTGTATGATCATCTTGTCCCTTAACTCCTCAGTACAACCCTTGATATAATCCACCAATGCTGTAAGTGTTGACACTGTTAGCGGACTTGCCTTTTCATTTACGTCATATCTTCTAAGTTCCTTGTCACAGTATGTTCTTCCATTAATTGCCACTATCTTTGGCTCCATTGCCTGTTCCTTTAATTCTGTTACATACTTCATTGCTTCCTTTATCATTTTTATAATCCTCCTATGCTTCTCCTACTTTTCTTAAGTCAACTATTTTATTGTTTCCAATTATCTCACCTGTTTCAGTATCCACCTGCACGGTTTCATTCTCATACATTGTGTTTTCATCAAAGGTCATCTGTCCCGGTAATTCGCTACCAATTTCCACTGCCTCAATGTCTCCTGTCTTAAGGTTTGTTCCACAGGTCATTGTTGTTACTGCTCCCAGTTCAGGTGCAAGTGATGTCTTTGCCACAACTCCTGTTGCAACAAAGTTTCTTGTTTCATTCGGCTTGAATG